ATCGCTTCTAGCAAGAGAAGAGGAAGTTGGAGGTACTAGCAATACTCTCCAACTTACTCCATTAATTTTAAGCATTGAGATTTAACTGCGCGATCTTATTAGTCAGACTAGTCATTTTCTTCTCCAAGACTTGGCGTTCTTCTGGAGAAGCTCCGTCGATCATTTCCACAATATCCTCGGAGAGCTCTTGCATATACTTCTCAAGCTCTTTGACTTTCTCTGTCTTATCCTTGTGGAGTTGCTTAGACTCCATATACATACGACGAGTTACTGGACTGCGGCCCTCGCGAGAATCGCGGATATCGATCTCGCATCCACGCTCTGGATAGTAAGGATAACTCTCCCAATCCTCGTCGCGATCGCGTTTCTTCCATGGATAGCGACCCTTGAAGTCACCGTCTGGACCTTCATAATACATTCTTCCATACACTCTATCCATATCTCTATGTCTAGAATGGCGATGGCTCATTTCTTCAGTTTCGTCCTCTTCGGCTTCTTCCATCGCTTTAACAATAGAGCAGTAATACTTGGCCTGCTCAAGGTCTTTAATCATGTCAATTGCTTGACCTAATTCTTCTGTATCTACTGTATCAAGATGACTTAACTGCGCCTGGACACAACCCATCAAGGCTTCTTCCATATGCTTTAAACGTTCCATAAATTAAGCCACCCTTTCAACAATAAGATTTGCGTTCTGAACACTTACTGGAATAGTAGAGATATTTCTTACACTTACTCTTCCGCAACAACCACGTGGGATGTCAATGAAGATAGCTCCGAAAACATTACCATAGGTACTATCCGCAGTAGGAGTGTAAATCATTGTGGTAGTATTGATAGGTTCGCCATCAATAGCAATAGCCAATGAAATTGGTCCCGCCGTTCCATCTGCGGGAACCGCAATATTACCTCCGAAAGACACGCGAAAACGCGCTCTACACTGGCAGTTAGTTAATCCTCGTAAAGTTACTTGACCACTACCGCTACGATGAACGGTAGAAGAGTTGCCTGCGACAGCAACATTTGTGAATAAAACATCTTGATTAGCCGCGACTGTTTGTACAGCATTAGCGGTAATTTCCATAATACAAATCCTCCTTGTTTTTAGTATAAGGGGAGATTGCTCTCCCCTTATAAGTTAATTTAGGCAGTTAAGCCGCAACCATAAGCTGCGGTCCCGCAGTTGCAGTATGGGTTTGCAACTACATAAGCGGGAACAGGTGCCTTAGTACCAAGCTGGCTGACCAGATAATTGTTCTGAGCCTGCTGAGATCCTGGTTCTCACTCTGGAGATCAGAGATTTTCTCCTGGCAGAGATAATCAAGGATCGCACGAGTGCCGGCGTTCTGGCTGTCAATAATGTCACGGGTGTGATTTGCCATAGAGGTCTGGATAGCGCAGGTATTAGTTGCCATATTATAGTTAATATCAGCAAAGCCACGCTCCATAGCTCTACCGTTCTCGCAGCAGCAATCAGAAATCTCACGAGCAATACTATTCTGACCAATAGTATTATCATAACGAGCCTGATTGATAGCGTTTTCAACCTGACATACGCCCTGTTGTGCGGCAAAGCGGTTAGTAACAATATCAGAAGTTAAGCCGTTAGCAAGCTGAGCGGTCTGATAACCGAGAGAACAAACTGCATTGTTAACACCGGCAAAGCCATTTAACATTCCTGTATTCATAGCGTAGAAGCCGTCTGCAAGACCCTGTTGTACGCCACGAACACTATTCTGGAGACCGTTCATGTCGAAACCATAAGCGATTTCCTCACGAGTTGTGGTTCCCTGGTAAGCAGGAGATCCAGCACCCTGGCCGCCCATCATGCCGCGACCGAAACCATTACCCCACATACCGCCGTTGAAGCAGAAGAGGAAGAGGATAATGATCCACCATGCGCCGTTATCCCACATACCGTCATTGCGGTTGGTACCACCAGTAGCAGCCGCAATATCAGCTAAACTATAACCATTAGAACTATTGAACATATTAAATGTTCCTCCTTTAATAGATGATTAAAGGCCTAGCATCTATTTAAAGGCAGTAAACTCCTTGTCAAAATCAATTCCCTATTGTTTAGCTAAGTTTCGAGCGATTTGCTCGATATCTGCGGATCGACCATTCTTGGCTAGATTTAAAAGGTTCTGCCCCATTGGGGTTTCACCCATCTAGCTTTCTAGCAGATTCATAGCGAGTTGCTAAGGATTCTGTCCACTCCTAAGCATTTGGATAAGTTGCATTGGGTTCATACTCATGTCTCCTTAAAACTTGAATTTCTCAGTCGTCTCTGCGGCAGGCTGAGATTTTGGTTCTGGTGCGGGTTTTTCCAAAATAGCTTGTTTAATTTGTGCTAGTGTAGTCTCGAACTCTTCTCTAGTAACATACTGAGGAGGGCTGATGACTGGCTCATTCTTTAACTCATAAACATTAAAGCTGGGTGTACCATCCATGTTTATTTGTTTCGTATAAATGCGTCTGTTTGCTAAGTCTGGAAAATAAAATACAGAACCATCGAAATCAATGCTAGTAGCACGGGCCTCTTCAATAGAAGAAACAGGCCGGCCTTTAATACCCATTTGCGGCTAGGTCTGATCCACATATTGAATACCAGGTCTTGGATAGATTGGCTGTTGTGGATAGTATGGATAATTAGTTGCCAAAACTTTTACCTCCTAAAAAATATTTCCTTGGCCTTTCATTAGTATATGAAAATCGTCCATGGACGATTTTACATTTTTGCCAAAATTTTTGCCAATTTTTTTAGAAAAAAAATATAGGGAGCCTTAATAGGCTCCCTTTTTCTTGTTATTTGCGCTTATTAACCTCAGCTTCGATTAACTGAGTGAGATAGGTATTCAAGTCGCCCGTAGCCTCGGCAATATACTCCTTAGCATCGTCACTTAGAATAGCCATAACAGCGCTCATTGTGCGGTTAAATGCTTCCTTCTGAGCTGCTTCATCAAAACTACCAGACTTCTTCAAGCTCTCTACGAAGGTTTGGTTGGTTGCAATAACGCAATCAACAACAGTCTGATAAATCATGTTAGTATATTTCTGAGCAATCTCGCTGTCGGTCTTAGAGTTTAACTCATCGCGCTTAGCGGATAAGAAGTCAACAAGAAACTTAGTTAAAATACCGAGCAAAGGAATGACACATACCTGGATAATCTGAATCACAATTTCTGGCATAACAATTCCTCCTTATTGTATATAATATATAAAACAATAGGAAGTATGATTAGCCTTTTTTGTCCAAATCAAATCTCTCCTACAAGCGGAGCCGTAATGTAGATTCTGAGATTTCTGGACATTCTTTGGCAAGTCTAGTGATTGGTTCATTCTTGCGGAAACGCTGGTATAGATCCTCGAAATTCGAGGGAAGAGGTTTCCTTGGTCTCCCAAACTAGACACCATTTGACTTGGCGGCCGCAATTCCTTCGGCCTGTCGTTGTTTAATATAGGTTCTCTCTTGTTCAGCCTAGAAGGATAATACCTATAAGACAAGATCAGAGATAAACGTGCCCATGACGTCTTTGCAATATGACGTATCTAATAATGGCATATCTAATACTTTAATATCTACTTTCTTAGTCTTGGTAATTAAACCCCATTGTTCTAGAATTTCAGAGTAGTTGCGACCCAGTCTATCAATGCTTTTAATAATAATTATATCGTTTGGTTCGGCCTTGTTAACTAACTCCTAATAAGCTGGACGATTAAAGTCCTTACCGGACTGTTTATCGACAAAGATATTCTCCTTATCGACTCCTGCATCGGTTAATGCAATAATCTAACGATCTAGATTTTGATCTCTTGATGAGACTCTTGCATATCCATATAACACCTTTATCACCTCAATATATAATGAAAAATTGGCAAAGTTGATTTAACAACTTTGCCAATTTTTTTGGTAAAATTATTCAGACACTCCAGATGCCGCAAGAACCTTGGCCATATTCTCAGCGAGATCGGTAGGCAAGTTTTCCGCAGTATAAGTAATCTGTTCCAATTCCTCTGTTGTTGTTACACGACGTGCCCAGATTAAGAGGTGATTGCAAAGTGTTGTATGGTACAGCTTATGCTTAGTAGCCGTTTCCGCGATGCTTTTAATTTCTACCGCAGTAAACATGCGGCATAGCTTCTTATCAGCATGGTAGGGATATCCCTTGGCTCCTTGTTCAACCGCTGATAAGGCAGCAGTTAAGTTGATTTGGTCTGTTTCTTCAAGACTAAAATGCTCAGTTCCTTCTGTTGTTTCTACGTCCATGCCTGCGACAATGGCTTGATTACAGGCAGTAGAAAGCTCAGAGATTTTGGTTGATTGCGCTTCTTGAAAGATTTCTTCAGAAATAGGAATTATCCTAGCAGTCATGCTTGTAACAATGTTATCCTCTACTTCTATATCTACAAATGGAAAACTATTTGGAATAGAAATATTTTCAGGAATAATAGCCCATCCAGCTGGAAGAATAGTAATAGAACTCTCCTAATTGCGATGTGCTCCATTTTTTAAGCTCTAAATTTCAATAATTCTCATGTTATCCTCCTTTAACCAATCGCAATATAATGATATTCATATTCACTTTGAATCAGGTTCTATACCAAAAGATGGTCCATCAGCGGGTATTACAATATTAACAACATTAATTAGTTTATTTTTAGATAAACCAGTACCTAATGATATTAGTAAGTGTTGTAAATGTATTATAATTAAAAGTAGATATTACAGGTCCCATAACTCCGCTATTGTAAAGCCAATAATCCATATCTGACCCAAACTATAAAATATTTGAACTACTAGCACTGGGTAATCGTTCCCAGAAAAATACTACTTTTGGTTCAAAACTAAATGTTAATTTATTGGGATTGCTTGCTCCATATGTTCCAGTACCTATATAACTACCAACTTCTACTTTTGTTCCACCAAGGATAGATGCAATTTTATCAGTAATATCTTCTCCATCTTGAGTAATTTTGGCAGGAAGAGATGAAACATCGCTATTACCGATAACAAAGGCTGGGGCGAACCCATTGCTGTTATCGTAGAGATCGTAGCCCTCAGATCCACCGGCCCAGACACGGGAAAGGTAGCCCGCGGAGTTGTAGTGGAGCGAGCGAAGCCAATCAAAATCACTTGTCGTTGTCAGCGTACCGTCTGCGTTCATCCGATGCTTTTTTCTTGTTGCATCAGAGGTATAATAGCTATATCCAACATTATAACCTTTAGTACACTCTGCTTTTGATGTAGTAGAGTTAGCAGTAGAAAGAGGAGAAAAAGAATCAAATCCAATTTCTCTTTCAGAAAGCAAGAATACTGTTTCATCATTGTATGTAGGAGTATTATTGCGAGAATTATTTATAGATTGACAAGTACCCTTACTTACAGTTTTAATAAAATTCTTAGCTTCACAAGCATTATAGAAATTCTAGCACTGTGTTCTAGCGGTAGAACCAATCCAAACTGCACTGCTACTACCAAAAACGGTAGTTGTAGGTAATGTGCCTTTAGTCTAGAAAGTTGTAGTATTTTCTCCATCCTAATTAAAACCAATAATCATCATAGTAGCTGCATTAGCACCAAGAACGGCAGCAGAGAGATTTACTAGCTTAGTAGCACCAAGACTAAAGTATTCTTGTGCCTTACCTGCTAGAGTAATAGCGTTAATCTATTCCCATGAATAAGGAATTTCCTAGCCATCCGCAATAGGAGCAGAAGGTTTCGCAGGAAGCTCTTCATATACCATAGCAGAGATAGTATGATTATCAACATATTGTTTAGTTGCCGCTTCTAAATCTTCCGCGGGATCGCCATTTAAGACTAAAGACCCAGTCATTGTCCCGCCCGATTTACTTAAATAATTTTCTGTTATAGTAGAAGGTAAAGCTCCCTCTGTGGGAGTTTCATAATTTAGAGCTCTATTTCCATAAAAATAAGGTCTACTTTTGTCCGGGCCCCCATCTAAACTATTTATAAATGTTTTATATTGTGTTACGCCTTTAAATCTACTATTAATTATAGTTAAATCATATCCCGATTCACCAATTTGATGTTGGATATTACCCAAGAGTGGAAATGTCTCGC